CGCCCGCGCGAGCAGCCGATTGCCCGCCGCTGCCGGAGCCGGATCCGCCGAGAGAAAAAGCGGGGAGAGATCCCATCGCCCCGCCGATCTGGCGCTGCACGCCTTTGAACGCGCCGGCGAAACCCACCCCGAGGCCCAGAGCCATATTCTGACCAATGTCGGCGAAGACTTTGGAGGGGGATTTGATCCCCAGCAGTGTCTTGATCAGCGTCACCATGCCGTTGAAGTTGGCGACGATGTCCTTCGTAAAGCTGTCCCACACCCCCATAAAACCCGCTTTGACCCCGTCCACAATCCCTTTCCCGATCGTGCCCCAGTCGGTGGTCCCGATCGTCGTGACAATCCCGGAGATGACCTGGGCCACCGATTGCAGGAGCAGCGGGAGATTTTCGACCAGCCCCAATCCCAGGGTCGTGATCAATTGCACCGCCGCCGGGATCAGGATCGGCAGCGCCAGGATGATGGCATTCAAGAGCGCGGTAATGATCTGCGGGATATAGGGCAGGAGGATGGGGATTGCCGTGACTAAGCCATTCGCGAGCGCCAAAATGATCTGGACCGCCGCCCCGATCAGCGCGGGCAGCGCCCCGATCAGCGCCAGGATAATCTGTGGGATGATCTCGATGATGGCCGGGATGAGCTGCGGCAGGGCCTGCGCAATGCCGCTCGCGAGCGTCACAATCGCCTGCACCGCCACCGGGATGAGCTGCGGCAGCATCGGTAACAGGGTGTTCACCAGCATCATGAGGATCTGCACGGCGGCGGCAACGAGCGTCGGCAGCTCCTGGACGATCGCGGTGGCCAGCATCATCAGGATCTTTGCGCCGGCGTCCAACAGCAGCGGCAGGTTTTGCACGATAAAGCCGATCAGGGTATTGAGGATCCCGATCCCGGCCGTGATCAGCTTGGGCAGCGCGATCAGCAGGTTATGCACCATCACGGCGATGATCGGGCCGGCGGCGGCAACCAGCGCGGGCAAGTTGGACAGGATGCCGTCCAGGAGCGTTTGCAGGACCGTCACCCCCAGATCGAGGAGCTGCGGAACAGCGCCGATCAAGCCAAGCGCGAGGGTCGCAAGGATCGTGATCCCCATCTGCAAGAGGTTGGGGACCTGGGCGTTGAGAAAATCGACCAGCGCCAGGATGATTTGGACCGCGACCGGAGCCAGGAGCGGGAGCACCGATCCGATCCCCGAGATGATCGCATCGGTCACCCCCATGAGCGCGTTGAACGCCCCCGGCAGCTCTTTGGTGATATTGAGCGCCAGGGTGCGCACGAGCGACCCGGCCACGGCCGCCACCGCTTTCGTCGCGTCCTTCGGATCGGCCAGCGCGGAGGCAAAGCGCTTGACGAAATCGGTGGCCACGTCCGCGACCCCCGAAAAACCCGGAAGGAACTGGGATACGATCGTCCGTCCTAGTCCCGCGATGCCCGATTTCAGCCCATCCAGCTTGTCGTTGAGCTCGCCGGCGGCCTGCACGTCTTTATCGGACATGACCGCGCCCATCTCATGCGCCTGCTTGGTCATATCGGCCATGCCATCCGTGCCCAACTTCATTAAAGGCCCAAGTTCTTCGCCGGTTTTCCCAAAGATCTGCATGGCCAGGATGTTGCGTTCGGTCTCGTTTTGGACGCCGTTCAGCTTTCCAATGGCCTCGTCAAAAACGTCGTTGGCGTTGCGCATCTGGCCTTTGGAGTCGGTGACGTGGACTCCCAGCTCGCGAAAGGCCTTCCCCGCCGGGGAGCTCGCCTTTTGGGCCAGTTCCATGTTCATCGTCATTTTTCGCATCGATCCGGTCATCAGCTCCAGGTCGATGCCGTTCTGTTTGCCGATATAGGCAAACTCCTGCAGGCGCTGCGCGGAGACCCCGGATTTCTGGCTCAGCTCGTCCATATCGTCGCCATAGGCTGCGGTTTTGAGGGTGAGCGCCCCGAGGGCGGCTGTCGCCCCCACCACGCCGCCCAGGAGCCCCACCGAGAGCCCCGTGGTGAGTTTCGCCACGCCCGCGACCATCGTTCCGATGCCGGCTGCCGCGCCCTTGAGCGTACTACCCAGACCGCGCGCCGTCTCGCCAAACTTGAAGGTCGCGCGCTCCGCCGCGTCCTCTTTTTCCTTGAGTTCAGCGGAGCCTTTCCCGGCGTTCTTCTGCTCGTTATTCATGCTTTCGAGCGCGGTTTGATCCCGCCCCAGCTCGCTCGTCATGCGGTTGAGGGTTTCGGTTTCCCGGTTGAGCCGGATCTGGAATTCCTCCGCCGCGCGAGAATTGGCCCCCTTTTCCGCCGCCAGGCGCGCGTATTCCGCCTGGGTAGCTGCGACCTTGATCTTTTGCAGCTCGATCTGCGCGGAGAGCGCCTTGAGACGCGCTTCCAGGCCGGCGCTGGATTGGTCCCAATCGCCCATGCCGGCGGCAGCCGCCTTGAACCCGCTTTCGATGACCCGGATCTGCCGGTTGACTTCGGCGGCCCCGGTCTTGAAATCGGTAAAATCCAATCCAACTTTTCCGCTGAGTGGGTTATCGCTCATCTAAAACCAGTCCACTTGATCACAGGTCGTTGTATCCAGGCTCTCGTCCGGCTCACCGCCAAACTGCCGGATAAACGGTATAAGGCTCTCGATATCGGTCGCGTCGATGTCGGCCAGGCTCCATGAGAAGGCTTTCACCAGGCTGATCTCCAGCCCGATCCAATCCACCGGGCCCAGATCGTCCGCGGCCGTCTCTCCTCCCGGGTCTATTTCCCCGGGATCCGCGCGTTTGGGGAGACGATCCCCTGCGCTTTGGCAACCACCTGCTGCATGACGGCCATCATATCGGCGGTATCGGCGCCCGCTTCGAGCTCCGCCATCGATACTTTGTCGCCAAAGACCGCCACGATAAAGCCGGTGAGCTCGTCCAGCGCGTCCTCGCTCATGTTTTCCATGTCGATCTTGTTGAAGGAGTTGGCCAGGCGCAGCGCCCGCTTCATCAGTCCCCAGGGGACGACGGACCGGGTGAGGGTGCGTTGGATCGCGTCTTCCGCGTCGTAAAGATTGAGTTCGATGGGTGTGCCAGACATGGGATACCTTTCGATTTCCCCCTGGGTGATCGATTACCCAGGGGGAAATATTTTTTGTGGGTCCAGGCTTACGCCGTGGTGAATGAGGTGGTTCCGACGACGACCTGACCGAACACATCCTTGACCGTGTAGATCATGCGGTGCAGGGTGGCCGCGGCCAGGCTGGCGGTATGCGCCACCGTCACGATCTTGCGCGTGCCGTCGATCGTGTTGACCCCGGCAATCACCGCGCCGGTCGTGGAGTTGATGATCATGCAGTCGAACTCCTCACCAACTTGCAGTGCGTTGTTGAAGGTCAGCGTGCACACCTGGGTGATGACGACCGCGGACGCGGAGTTAGCCGGAACCGATGCGGTCATGGAGAGCGCGGAGGGGACGGTCGTGGTCGGGGTCTGCACCTGGGTAAACCAGGTCGAGCCGGCTACGAAGTTGACCGTGTCGTCATCGCCGATCAGGCGTTTGACGCTGTCGGTCACTGCGCCCATGACGAACTTGTAGACCGTGCGGATCGCGGTGAATTCCAGCTCGAGCTGTTTGGGATCGGGCTTGGCCGCCTGCGTCGCGACGTCTTCTTTGGGCATGCTGAACTTGCCATGCAGGAAAGAGTAATAGCGGTATTTGCCGTTGCTCTTTTTGGCCCGGCACAGCAGCGCGCAGTCCGGGGGGATGCCGCCGTTATCGTACATGCGGCCCGAAGCAACGTCGAACACCCGCCCGGTGATCAGCGCGAGCGTCGCCAGGTCGAGATTGGTCACCTTGAGGGTGATCTTCGTTTCGGCTTCCGCCGTGAGCACGTCGTACGGCTGGTTATCGGCATACTGCATGTCGATCGCGGTCACCGGCGCCTGGCTGGCTTCTGCCGCCGGAGCGAACCAGACGGGAGTCCCGGCGACATAGCCGCTCGCATCATCCTGGGTCAGGACCGCTATATACAGGCTGTCCAGACCGATCTTGCTTTTGTATTCGCCTGATTGTGGCATAGACTACTCCTCTTCGAGAAAAACGTATTCCAACGCCAGCCCGAAGTGCCTGGTATTGGTGTCATAGGGCAGCTCGTGGATCGAACTGCGGGTAAAACCGGCTCCGGTCATGGCGGCATTCAGCGCCGCGAGCTGCGCACTGCTAAAACCGGTCTTCGAGAAATAGGAGACCTGCACGCTCCAGGAGCGCAGCGTTTCCACGTTATCCGCCGCCTGCTCCGGAGGACTGGAGACCACAAAATAAGCCAGATAGCTCGCCGGGATATCCGCGCCGCTGTCGGGCAGCCAGGCGCTCGCGGCCAGGGGCAGCCCGAGCGGGGTGAGGGCGGCAACCATGCGTTCCCAGATAGTTTGGCTCATCATAGCGCGCCTGCCGCTTTGAAGACCTCGAGCATCTTTGCCCGCGCCGCGCGCATATCCTCATCGAAGGTTGGACGGATATACGGATGCGCTGCGGTGCGCGCCGTGCCCATCTCCTGGTAGAAAAAGTAAGTCTCCTTTTCCCGGTCCACGTCGAAGATCCCCACCTTGATAAAGTGATAGTTGCCGTCCGCCTCGGGGGCGCTCGCCTTGATATGGCGCTTCAGATCGCCGGTCAGCTCTGGCGCCCGCGCGAGC